TTTTTTTACTATTAAACTTTGTGTGCTAACACCATTTAAGGTGGATGCGAATGTAGTAGCATATGCGTTAGAATAGAAATGTTTACTTAATTAAACTCTAAACTAAAACCTCCTTACAAATACGTTTACAGACAGATTGACTTTCGTCACACTCGATTAGGCACTCATAGTATTCATCTATAGAATCATTATGAGGATCGAACGTCGATTCTGGATGTTTTGACCCAGCTAATTGATTAAAAGGAATTAAGTTATGCATAATCGGTTTTGAGATACAACAAATTCATAATGTAGTTTAACCCCATTACAAAAGAATTTCAGGTCATCTTTGCCTCCTTTAATTCTCCCTATTATTTATCACAGTTTACACATAAAAGTCAAGTTCGGTTTTACAAAAATATATGCCTACGAGTTTATACTTACCCAATCTTTATACTCTTTTATTTGATCGTCAGTCCAATCCTTCATATAATGTGGACCTAATGCTCCACGCAATAAGTAAACACTAATACCATTAAATGATTTAACTGGTTCAGGTTTTTTCATGCATCCCTTCTTAAGGTATAAACATATTCCAATACTTGCTCACGAACATTCATCAACTCATTAAAACATTTCTGATTGTGAGCACAAGCACGAAGAGAAGTGTCTGGTCTATGTACTGACTCTATGTAAAGATCAACTGCTCTATTATACTTCTGTAACTGATCCTCATCATCATGAATAGTATTTTGATCCTTCATTTCTGTACCTCCTCAGATCCACCACCTAATTGTTCAGAACCACCTACAGCAAATGGATTGTATTTTGCTGTGGCAATCTCATACATCTTTTGATGCATTGTCTTCTCATCCTTTTTTGGTTTTGGATTTTCAACAGAAGTAGGAACTTCCATTAATTCTGCTGGATATTCTACATCACATCGAGCATACTCATCAGTAATATATTCTTCTTCTTTTTGTGGTGTATCAAACCACTCATCAGGATCAACTCCTAGATCGTTTACCATTTTTCTTAATTTCTCTTAGTATGTATGCTTTAGCAGAATCATAATTCCTTGCTACATGGACAAACTCACCATTGTTGATAATTTGGAGTTTGGTTTTACTACCCAGAATAGGAACTGCTGCCCACATTCCATCTTTGGTAACATATCCCTCAGGAGACCCTGGAACTGTATCCAGAATCCCCTTATTGGGGCATGTATAGAACTTTCTATAGTCACTTGGCATTGACACTTACCACAGTGGCATTTGGGTTACGTGCAAGTGCTACCTCTTTAGCCTCTTGATAGTTCTTAGCATACACATCCTCATAGAAGACGGTGCCTGCAACATACAATTTGACTTCGCAACGCATGGGATGAATCTCCTTTGGTGATGTTCTTATTATACTGTATTTACTTCATGCATGGGGTATCAGTGGACAGTTTATCTTTTGACTACTGATATTGCTGGTTCTCCTCTTTCAAACACGGTATCGACCACTGCCTGTACTCTACGGGCAGTTGAAATACCAACCTTAGAATACACAGGAACACATACTAATCCATACGTTTTCTCTTTTGCCCCTGTACGGATTACCCTGCCTATTGTCTGACTAATACCGATATAATCCATAGATCTTAGAAATAGGACTGCCTCAAGTCCTTTTACGTTGATACCTTCAGATAATATGCTATGATGTAACACAATAAACTTCTTGTCATCATCCTTACCCCACTCATTCAATGTATTAAAGAACTTCTCTCTATTAACTTTCTTACCATTGATAATAGCACCAGTCTTGGCAGTGATATACATCCAATTATAACCACGTTCTGCTAATTCAACACAAAAATCAGTCTGTGATACTAATCTTGTAATCTGCTTAGTTGCCTTGGCACATACCAGTACCTTCTTAGTCTTATGGTCATCAATATTATCAATGATCTTTCTAGAATCTACATCAGCAGTCAGTTCATCTTTCTTTAGAATATCATCCTTATATACTTTCACTTTAGGTGGTAGAATATATCCTTGCTCCACTAACTTAGGTGCAGGAACTTGACAGATAACCTCACCAAATATGTCAGACTCATTCATACCCACCTTCATAGGAGTTAGTGAATGTTTTGGCGTTGCTGTGAAGAAATAGCAATACTCTGATTCTAATGAAAAATACTCTACTGCTTCAATAAAGTTTCTCTGAACACTATTATGTGCCTCATCAAAATATATTGCATTAACAAATACTTCTGCCTCTTGAAGTCTGTGTAATGAATGATATGTTGTAAAAATTAACTTATGTCCCTGTGTATTGCTTACCCACTCTTGAATATCATCTGCTTTAGTTGTACTAAAATGATGTGTTTCACCACTGTGTACGTGCATCACAGATACATTCTCAATCTCTTCCAAGAATTCGGATGATAATTGCCCTGCTAATAGGATGCGTGGAGCAACTACAACAATGGTCTTATTGTATCCCTTCTCTATCTGCCTTAAGGCATCTTTGATGGCAACCAGAGTCTTACCACCCCCTGTAGGGACGATAACCTGACCCTTGGAGTGCTCTGTCATAGCATCAAGGGCAATTTGTTGGTGAGGACGCAGTTGCATCAAATATCCTGAATATGCATATATTATAGCAAAAAGCACCCCGTTTTATGGAGGTGCTGTGCCAGTTTGCCTACTGGTCCTTAAAGAATTATATAACCTGTCCTACAAACCTAACAGAGTTAGTTATAAGAATTAGAACTTTAACTACTTGTTACTGCCTCCCAACTACTTCCATTCCAGAAGTTAAGTTTGTTTGTGGTAGTGTTATACATGACTGCACCTTTATGTAAGTTACCATAACCACTCATCAAGTTTCTTGTTGTAGTATCATATGTTGGAAGTCCCAAAGCATCATATCCAGAATGATTATTTGTTAATGTAGCAACACCACAGAACGTTGTAGTACCAACACCAACTGCTATTCTTGAACTCTCTTTATTAAAGACTACTGAACCATTAGGAACTCCATCAGGAAGCAATTTCTTAGAAGTAGCAGTACCAAATCCTGATTGAACTGGATTTAAATTCTGATTTCCTCCTGCATTCCCAGTCCATAAATTAGCAATTATATCAAGTTCTTCGTTATTTACTGAAGGTAAAATAACATAACTGTTCATTGTGGTGGTTGCTGCACCAACATCAAGAACAGATCTAGCAAAGTAAGTATTGACACCAACTCTAGTTAGATACTTCTTACTATCAAAATCAGAAGGAACCATACCTAAATTAGTTGCTCCGAATCCTGTTGTTACAACACCAACAGTAGGAACAAATAGTGCTTGTCCACCAAAAGCAGTAAATGAACCAGCATCTACTTGGAAATCACCATATCCCAGTACAGGAACACTATCACTTACTGCACTAGGTATAGATCTTAAATCACTGTTTAAGGTTCCATCAGAAGTTGTTGTTACACCACCTTTAGTGCCACCAATGAATCCTCCTGTGGCGTGCATAGAACCAAATACATTACCATCAAATATTCCAATAAATCCAGTACTACTTGCTGTTCCAATTCCAAGTTTTGATTCAACATAAGCATCACCAATAAAGGTTGAAGCACTACCAACTTTAAAGTTTCTACTAACTAATAGATCATGGAATGTAGAAAGACCACTGGTAATATTAAATTGTTGACTAGCAGATATTGGAAGAGAACTCCCATCTCCTAAAGTAAACTCATTAGAACCACTACCTACTGTAAGAATACCAACAACCTGAGCATATCCAGTAACATAAGCATTACCACCAACTTCTAATTCACGTGATAAAGTAGCACCATGACGATTAACACCTACCTTACCATCATAAGTAGTTTCGAATTTAGTATTACTATCATATAAAACTTTAAAACTTTCAGTACTTCCAGCTCCAGTACCAGAATGTAAATTGACTTTTACACCACCAGTATCATAATTAGTAAGATTTAATGTACCAGAATTGAAACTTAAAGTACCACTACTATTACCTGCTCCAACTGAATTAACACCAACACTAATGGTAGAAGTATTTGCAGATGTAATAACATCTAGTACTGCATTAGAAGTACTTCTAATTTGTAAATCAGCAGTAGGAATATCGGATCCAATACCAATTTTCTCATCAACAACAAGATGTGTAAGTGTTGAAGATCCTCCTACGAGATTCCCAACAGTAACAGCAGGACTACCAGTTAATCCATAGGCAGTAGCAGAAGCAGTTGCCGTAGATGCTGTTCCTGTTAATGCACCCACAAAAGTTGTAGCAGTTAAAACTCCTGTTAATACTGCACCTGTTCCTGTAGTCTCAAATTTCTTACCTGCACCACCTGTTCCTCTATAATATAACTCTACACTTCCATCAGTATTAAATACAGCACTATTTGCACCAGATGTATCTTCAATTACTACATCAGAAGCACCTTGAATCTTAAGATCACCTGTTCCAGAATCCTTTATGTAACTATTTCCACCATCATGATAGATGGAAAGGTCTGAACTATTACCGAATATTGCTTGTACATCATCATTAAATACAAAGTTATCAGAAGAACCATCCCAATAACAAGATCTAACACCAGCAGAACCAAAGAACTCTACATTATCATTTAATGTAGTAACACCAGTTATACTTACATGTGTGGCAAATCCAACTTGACCATAGAATGTAGAAACACCAGAAGAATATAAATTTCCACCTGTTATAATACCAGTAGATTTAAAGGAACTCGCAGTAACAATTCCACTGAAATATGCCTGTCCTAAAGAATCAATACCAACACCAGTACTTGTTAATGGATTATTTCCTACCTGCAAATAAGTTAAAGGATTTGTGGTTCCTACGCCAACATTAGCTGTTGTGGATATACCCGCATCATTCTCTACAACCCATCCTGTTTTAGCAATCGCAACTATACCACTTAATGCACTACCATCACCAATAAATTGAGATGCTGTAACTACTCCACTATAATTTCCTTGTGTTGCAGTTAAAGCTTTAACAGTCGAAACACCACTTACATATACATCTTCACTTACCCACAAATCAGTCGTTGTTACTACACCACTAATTTTAGCAGTCCCTCGTACATCCAGAAATTCACTAGGAATTGAGGTACCTATCCCTACGAGACCATTTGCATTTACTATGAAGTTGTCATTGTCAACTTGAACTCCATTACGAAAATTAAACGACTTTCTATAATTTGCCATCTTATGACTTTTTTAGTTATTTATCTTGGAGTTTTTGTTCAAGAATTTCAACCTTGGTTGAAAGTTCTTTAACTGCTTCAATTAGGAGTGCAGTAAGTTTCTCATACCTAACAGCATGAGTACCATCTTCCCTAACATTAGTTAAACCAGGAAGTCCAAGTGCTTGAACTTCTTGTGCGATAACACCTGTATCTGCTTTACCTTCCCACTTAGATGCTTCATTCCAATTAAATGTGTTACCACTAATTGAAAGAACCTTAGCAAGAGGATCTTCAATAGGTGTAATGTTATCTTTCAATCTCTTATCAGATGAATAGTAAGCAGTAATATCACCAGTTACTTGTAATTCACCTGTTATTTTAGCTCCTCCGTTAATAGTTTCGAAAGTTTTACTGTCATTGAAATACAAATCTACACTCCCGCCTTCAGTAAACCAAGCCATAGATGCACTAGCATTCTCTGATTTGACTCCAAAGGAATTAGATCTTATTGCGAGAGAACCTGAACCGCCATCATGAATCCAAGAATTTCCGTCATGATAAATTTGTAAATCTTGGTCATTACCTAGAATGATCTTCTTATTATCATAAAGATCTAAATCACCTGCCAGAGTCACTCCATCTGCAGAAGTAGCAAGTTGTTCAGTACCATCATAATATAAGGATACTGAACCACCAGAAGTAAATTGAGCACTAACTTTACTTCCAGCACTATTACTAATAATTAAACTACCAGTTCCAGATTCTTTGATGTAACTGTTGGATCCGTCATGATACACGTCGAGGTCATTGTCATCTCCAAAATAGAGATGCTCATTATCACCAAAGTAAGCAGAAGATCCGAAGCTTACATTACCACCAACATTTAAGTTAGATCCAATTCCAACACCACCACCAACTACAAGAGCACCTGTAGTCTTATTTGTTGACTCTGTTCTATCAGTAACTTTTAATGACTTCTTAAAGGTAACCTGATCCTTAGCAATAATTTCTTTACTAAAGGTAACTGGACCATCAAATTGAGATAAGATTTGATTAGAATCTCCACCCTCAACAACTAATCTTTCTTTAATAGTTACTTCATCATAAACAACACTTAATCTTGCTGGATCTTCACCAGTTATAGTAGGAATAGGAACATCGAATGAAACCTGTTCACCAGTTGAAGATGATGTTTTTCTATTTCCAATATAGAAATCACCCTTATTATTCATACCAGTGTAAACAACAATACCACAAGATCTTTCTTGTGATTGTGATAAGAACTCTTCTCTTTCAGTAAGTGTTCTATCCTGAACCTGTGGAAGTCCTGTCGAATAGTTACCTGGACCATATCCAAGATATTCAAATGTATGACCAGAAGCACGAATGATTGAAGGTCTGCGGAATTCAACAGCAATTGGATCTATCTTCTTAACAAATGATCCAACTTCATGAGTTTGAATCCCTGTTGCTAAAGCACCACGTAATACTGTAAGTTCATTGCTACTAACACCTGTAAGAGCATCACCAGCAACTCTCATAATCTCATTACCAACTTGTAGATAAGATCCTATTGGGAATCTTGTAATTGCTGCGGCATTCAGTGTGGGACTTGATATTTGTAGTTTATTATCACCATTAAATCCAACAATCTTAAATACTTCATTATCATATAATGCAACGCCTCTTGCACCAATACTCTCATCAGATTTATCAGAGATGCCATCATTGGCTGATAGACCATGCTTCAATATCCATTTTGGATCATCAGAACCAGCAAACAAATCTGTATTAGTAACAACAGTAAATGTATTAACACCCACTCTTGATTTTACCAGATAATCACCAATCTTATTGTTACTAGCATCAGTAAATGTAAATCTATTTCCAGCAACTAATCCGTGAGCATGAGCACAAGTAACATTCTGAATTCCTGTGGATGTTGTATATGTTGCCGATGTAACTAATCCAACTGGACCTATAGGAATAACATATTGCCCAGCAAGAACGAATGAATCACCTGCTGTTTTTGCTATGGCAATTTGATTCTTGGCAGGAACAGATGTTGCTCTGAAATATCCACCAGCAGTTGTTCCAATACCTGTTACCTGAACAACACCACCACCAGATAATTCAGCTCCACCACAATCAATAATAGATCCTGTTAAACCAGTGTTTGCAAGTGTTATTGTTGCATTGGCAGATCCACCAATTGCAGCAGTGTCAACATATAATGTAACACCATCTTGATATCCAGAACCAGGAGATTGAATATCTACACTAACAACAGCATTACCAGACACACCTACAACAGCAGTAGCACCATTCCAACTGGATAATCCAACCTCATTGAAAAGTTTTGTGTTGTAATATGTTCCATTTGTATGTCCAGAACCACCAGTAATAGAACCACTATAAGTTGCAATACCAGATAATCCATGATTCTTTGTAAATGTCAAAGTAGTAACACCACTCAAAACACTCTCAGATGATACAACTAAATCAGTATCAAACTTTTTAAGGAATGAATCAGTAGATGCTTTTGTGATACTCTTCTTAAGATTACTTGTCTGAACTTGACCAAGAGGAGCTCTTGTAGCAAATGATTTTGCAGACCAAGGACTATCATCAATATTATCTCTATCTAACTGTGGATATAGGTCAACAACATTCTGACTATATTCTAAATCAGTAAATTCTGTTGTAACTCCTACATCAGCAGTCAAACAATATACATGATAGATACCATCTTGCTGATCTTCAATATACTCATTAAGAATTTCATTTCTATAAACATATAAATTAGATTGTGAATCATTTCTTTCAAATCTTGGTAGAGATGTGGTTCTACTTGCAAGATCATTAGTAAGTGCAGGTCCAAGAGATCTACCCGTAGTATAGGTAAATTCCATATCATTAGAAACTGATGCAACTGCCCAACTTCCATTATATCCACTATTAGCAGTACCAACAGTATTAGATGTGTCACTTACATTCTTAATAATAACTTCATCACCAACATCTAAATTGTGTGGAAGTTCTGATCTGACGGATACAGTTCCACCTGAATATGTACAACTACCAATAAACCTTGGATTCCTATCAAAATCATAATCCGATGCAGTTAATGTATCAAGAGTAAAGTCTCCATCTGTCCGAACGCCAGTTGTACTAGATTCCTGAATAATAAATCCACTTTCAGGATTCTTTGCATTTTTAAGTTCTTTTGGAATAACAACTCTGAGTTTATAAATCTTTTCATCTAAACTCCTAGAGTCTGTTTTTCTCTTGATGAAAGCAGGTTCAGTACTTTCATCTAATCCAGATACAGTTTGAACACCAACCTGAGTTATGGCAGTATATACATCATTAGCAGGAGAAGTATTAATATACCATTGATTATTTGTATCATCCCATTGTACAGGATGTCCAATATCACCAGAAACTTTATCACTTATTCTACTTAAAATTCTAAGATTAGTTCCACCATAAACACTAATAACACCTTCTCCAGTAGAGGCATAATCTTCAGCATCTGATTTAGATGCTGCTAATTGTATCTGATTATTATTCCCTACATCAATTACATAATAAACTGTTTCACTACTAAGATTCTCTGGCAAATCTCCATCATCACTATTAATAATAACTTTCTCACCAGTTGATAATGTATGAGCATTAATTGAGAACTTATTAGATGTTGGACCTGATATTACTACGTATTCTTTTACACTACTCGTAGCATTATCAGTCATTAATATTTGTGCTTCACTCGTACCATATCCAGTAATAGCACTAAAATCTACATATAATTTATCTTGTACTTTAGCACCAATGCGATATCCTTGAGTAAGAATTGGTGGTTTAATATCTTCACTGGTGAATCCATTAAGATACAATCTCCTATTATTTGCAACAGAAGTTGTTACACCAACATCTATTCTTTGCCAATCAATATTTTCTTCATCAGATGTTATTGCCCTAGGAGCAATTATATTAGTAACATATGCTTTATTATCTTTTGCAAATGCTTCCTTTTTAAATCCAGTAGAGGTAAGAGATAATTGTCCAAAGTTTGAGTTGGAGTTAGTGATAGATGCATCACCACCACTATTTGTACTAAAATGCCTATTATATCCAATCGCAAATACTGAAACTATCTGAAGGATAGCATCATTCGTAATTCTAATATGAGCAGTTTCCCATCCACTTCTATAAACAGCACTAGAATCTAAATGATAAATGGTACTAGGATTGGTAGATGAAGCCTCACTAGAAAGAGTCGATGCTGCTACTTTGGCAGTAGAAAGTCCTTCATATGCTCTATTTGTTTTATTATATTTTACAAAAGAACGATCATCTTTCTGTAATGATACACCCGTAAACTGAGCAACAACCATCGAACGGAATCCTGATGATTTGCTACCATCAGCGTGCATACCATTCATACCATAAACTGATCTCAATGAACAGTTAAAGATATATGGTGAAGAACCATCTACAGTATCAGTCTCAACTGTTACTACTGCACCAGATGCATTTCCTGGTGTTGTTAAATTATTTCTAAATGTTGGAAGTAGGTATGTAAATTGAGTTGTTGACCCAACACTCTGAACTTTTGTAGAAATATTATAATCTACAGGAGATACACCCTTAATTTTAATAGGAGTTCCTTCTTGTAACCCATGATCTGTTGAAGTAATTACAGTAACTACATTACTTGGTGTTCCTAAACTACCAGATTCTATAGTGCTAATTGAAATTGGATCACTAGCAAATGCACCAACAATTTCCCATTCAGCTCTTTGTTTTTCAAAACCTTCTGGATTAGCAGGATATTTATCAGTACTTACAATATCTCTACCTGATGCATTATTATATGCATTAGATAGTTTTGCATAATACATATCAAGATCAGTAAGATCATAATTACCTACATCATTAACACCATCAGCATACTCAAAACAAGTTAATTTATGATGAGAGAATACTGGTTTTGATTGATTATCTACTGAAAAGTCTGTAGCATCTGTATATACTATACTATTTTGGTCTCCATCAAACATGGAGAATTGCCAAAAATAACATCCACCAGTAATCCTAAAAATTGCAGATTCTGCAACATTTGGATCAGTAGGATTGGGTACATATTTTGGTCGTAATTTAGTCTTTCTTAAATCAAGACCAACAACAGAAGTACCTCTAGGTACAATAACTCCACCATTAACACTATTAAACTTATAAAGAATATTATCTGCTTCTCCTACATCAAAATTGGAGTCTAATTTAAGATTTAATGTATCACTTGCTGCTGACTCTGATCCACCTGGAGAATATACCTTTGCTGCACCCCCAACATTCTTAAGTGAAAAACCTGGTCTATTGTCAATGATGTGCTCACCAGGCATCAAAAGAATGGTGGTCTTTTCTATTATATCATTACTATTACCTTCCAAGTATGAAAATCTTGCTGACTCAATCAGTGCTCTTTGAAGTGTCTTGAAAGGTTGAGCTAACGAATTACCCTGATTACTAATACTATCAGTAGAATCAAGATCACTTGGGCTAACATAAAGAATACGACCCTCGGTATTCTTAATAAAATTATCTAATTTATTCAGTGGCATGAGTTTATGACTACTAAAATATTTCTATATTCTATTTAGTTAGCCAGATTTCCTTATTTTTTCTCGTTTTCAATTTCTTGTCTAACTTCTTTTTTTATTTCATCACGTTGTCTTTGTTTCTTTATTATATTAGCATCCTGTCCTACTTTGGTTGACAATCTACTTTTCATTTTATTTCTTACTTCTTGATGCTTCTTTTTTTGCATAGCAAATCTTTCTTGCCTAGCATCAGAACTAATATTCTCCAATAATTCCTTAAAGGTTTTCATATTAATAATCTTACAGTATTATTATTTATCAACATCCATCATTATTATCTTCAATATGAATTCTAATAATATCATCTTCAGTATCAGAGGATTCCTCCTCTTCTACCCATTCTAAAATATCATCCTCAGTTTTTTGTTTTTCCATAAACAT